CTTCGTATTTCCATGCAGAGGGTCCACAATCGAGTAGGTGCAGGCACCCGGATTGACGTGGAGCTGCATCCCAGGCGTCTTGGGGAACGACGCAAGGGCCTTGGCCTGGTCGAGCGGGACGCGGGCGAGGCCTTGAGCATCAACCACAGGAGCCATGCCGTCAATCGCAGATCGAAGGCGGCAGCCGGGGATACACTGGATGAGGAGGTCGTCGTTACGACGCCCCCTCGCCTCAAACACAAACGGCAGCACCGCTGCCAGTTTTCTCTTCTCGGTTGTCGTTGTCGCGTCAGCCATAGTTCTTCTTTCCTCGAGTTGTTCTTCTGGGTTGAAACGAAAGCCACCGAGCAGGGGGAAGAAGAACGAAACCCCCTGCTCGGTGGTGAGCTGTGCGGCAGAGCCGCACGGTTTGCATTAGGCCGGAGCAGTCGTGGTGCGAGCGATGCAAGCCCCACGCTCCATCTGGCCACCGTAACGAGCCATCGCCACCATGAGCATGGCGTTCTGGCGGATCAGCGTGTCGCCTTCGGTGCTGGTCCGGATCGCCAACCCACGCCGCCGGTACATGCGGTATCGGGCAAGGATCGCGTAGAAGACCTCAGTGTTCTCGAGCGACTCGTTGATCTTGTACGGACGATCCATCCAAGTGTAGTCGCCGTAACCAGACGCCGCGTTGGAAGCTCCTGCCGAACCCAGCCGACGGGCATCGCTTGATCCCACTGGGATCGCACGGGCTCGCATGTAGCTGGTTTCCGTACCGCAGAAGACTGCGGTGGCAGCAACCGTCGAACGATGCTCCGCCTTGGCAACTCCGAATCGGAGCGACTCGTAGTTTCCGATGGACGTCGCACCGCCCCACGACACACTCGTCGCTCCGGACTTGTTCATGATCCCTTCAGGCTGGGTAGAACCGTTGCCCGTTGCGATCACGTTGTCAAGATCCTGGAGCAGCCGCTCGCCGTACTGGGCAGTGACGTGAGCACCGAAGTCGATCGGCGTGTCGGACAGGAAGTCCAAGCCGATGCGAAGGGCACCCTCCCAGCGGAAGACGGTCGTGTCAAACGCCGAGACGTAGCTCGCCGTATTGAACAGCGTCACCGCAGTGGCGTCAACACCACCCCAGCCGCCGGTGACCGTGCCCGTTGCCACACCTTCAACCCGTCGACCGCGGTCGAGCGGGATCTGGTTGACCAATGGGAACAGCTCGCCGTAGAGAAGCGGAGTCTGGATCACGTTGTCGTCGAACACGACCGGAGCGGCTTCAATACCGCCGGACGTTGCATCGTCGATCAACGACTTCTGCTCCAGGTGAGTCAGCTTCCGGTTGACGATGTCAGCCCGATCGCTTCCGTCGCTGGAACCGCCCCACGTCATCTTCTCCATCGCGAACGTGAGCAGCTCGCGGTCATGCTGCGGCAGCGTCTGGAACGCCACCGATGCACTCTTGCGAACAGCCTTGTTCACCAGGAACTTGGCGAACGCTCCGGAGACAGCCTTGTCGCGATCCGACAGGCTATCCATCGTGCGGCCCGTGCCTTCGCTGAAGTCCACCACAGGACGCCCAGCGAACGGATGGGGCTTGCCTTGCTTGGTGTGGCTCGGATACGTCAGCGTCGACTTCGTGTCCGAGTAGGCCTCAGCAGCCTCCTTGACGCGAACCGAAACGGACTCCCCGTCCTTGAGCTCGTTGTCGAACCCACCGATGCGAGTGACCATTTTCTCGAACTCGGAAGCGACGGCCTTGGTCTTGGTCGGCTGGCCCTTGGCGGACTTGCCGAGCTTGGCAAGACGAGCCTTCGGATCCTCTTCACCTTCCTCGTCCTCCTCCTCCTCTTCGTCCTCGTCCTCGTCCTCGTCCTTCATCTTCGTGACGAGTGCATCCTTCACGCCCTGGAGCGTGGTGGCAAGCGTCTGCATGGACTTGGCAAACTCGGTCGCCTCAGCATCCGACTCGGAAACGAGTTCGGTGTACTTGGCGACAGTGAGATCACCCTTGACCATGGCATCTGCGGCGGCCTTCTGAAACGTAGCTTCGTCAGCCGTCGCTTTCACACCCGCGTTGGCAACCAGCCAGCGCTTCAAGTTCTTGGAAAGCGTCATGTCCATCTCCTAAAGAAAGAAACCCAAACCCTCAAAGAAGCTCGCGACCACCGCTTCGCCTCATTGTTTCATGATCGCTCGGATCTGCTTGATGCGAGCGTTGTTCTCTTCGACCTGCTCCATGCTGTGGAGCAAGCTCTTCATCTGCTGGCGTTCGCCAGCAGTAGCCCCCGCCAGGAAGATTGCCATCGCCTCTTGCGTTGTAGCGTCGCGGAGCTTCTCAACAACCACCTCGACTGTCTTCGGCTCCGGTTCCTTCACTTTTGACTCTTTGGACTTGCCTTCGTCCCCTGACTCGTCGTCATCGGTTTCTTCTGATGTGCAGGCTTGGCAACCGCAGCCGCTTCCTGGGCCGCATTTCGTTCCTTTGGTTTCGGCTGGCTCATCGTCAGTGCCCTCAGCGTTCTTCTTGCTCGTGTCGAGCGGGATGTTGACTTGGACTGGATGGTACTTGGAACGGATGTTCTTGCCAGCTTCCTTCATTGTGGGGCTGGTCAGCTTGCCGCCCTCAACAAGGTCAAGGAGAATACCAAGCGTCTCCGCGTCCGCATTCGACGGGACGCTGACAAGCGACTCCTCCATGATCTCAAACGACTTGACGTCGAACGGCCAGTCCTCTTCCTTGACGCCCTTGGTGCGAATACGATCGAACTCAAGCGCACGGAAACCGTGGCTGAAGCGACCCATGTCGTTGTCCACCATCACAGCAGCGTCGTGAGCCAGCTCGTTGATGTCCACAATGGCGGAGGCGGCTGTGAGTGCCTTGGCATTGTGCTCCAACACAGTCAGCATCTTGCCGATGGGCAGTGTGTGGACATGCTGCCACAGCAAGAGCATCTTGGGATCCGGCTGAGCTCCCTCCGTGCGAAGAACGTCGCCGTCACGGTCCTTGCGAGGCGTGGTGAGGACATGCTTGAACACCATCAGCGTGTTCTTGGGCAGCTCCAAGCGATCGCCGTCCTTGTCCTTCCAGTCGAAGGTCGAACCGTAGATGTCCTTGACGATCATCTCCGGGTTGTTGAACGTGAGCGTCTGCGCTGCCTTCTTCATCACCGACTCGAAGTCGCCACCCTTCGTAGCCGCGAATCGCTTGCACAGATCGCTCCCGAAACACTCCTGGATCGTCTGCACATACCTGTCAGCAGTCACGATCCCGCGATTCCACGGGTTCTTGGTCTGGCGTTCGCGGACCGCTTTGAGTAGAAGATCGACTGCCATGGGTGTTCCTAGATGGGAAGGACTCGAACCGACTCGTCACTCATCACTCGCCGCTAGAAGAGGAAGATGACGAGCTAGGCGTCACGGGAACCGTTTCGATAGACGTGATTCGGAAGAGCGAGTCACTTGCGTCTGACGCGGGACCCGGGCACACCTCGTACGTCGTGTTGAAGTTGAGGATGGCAGGGGCACCCACCAGTCCGTTGGTGGCAGTGTCCGTGAGCACGGCTTGGAAAATCTCGTCGTCATCGAGCTCAGCCTCGTACGACTCGACGTCGTCGCCGAGCTCTTCGTCCACTGCTGGTTCGATGTCGAGCGGCTCGTCGTCGCCGGACTTCGGCATACGAGTGATCACGAGCTGCCGCGAAGCAAGCCCAACCGCAGCACCCAAGTAGAAGTTGACAATCTTCGACATCTCGTGTCCCCTGTCGTGTGTGTTGTTGACGTTGAAAAGTTTCTCAACGTCAAGAAGTGTATGGCATGTTCTGAATTCTCCAATACCCTCCACCAACGAAGCACCCGCCGGAGTGGTCCCCGGCGGGTGCTGACCTTCGTTGTTGGGCTACCTATCAGGTGGCCACTGCGAACCGATAGGCCCGACGCAGAGCAGCCTGAGTCCGCTGCTGGCTGAGTCCGAACAGGTTGGAATCCACGCGGCTCTCCACGCGGGACTCGTCGTCCTTGCCCACCGCCTTGCGATCATGCTGGATCAGCCCAGTGTAGGCGTTCAGCATGTTCCAGGCACTTGCCCCCGCGATGCTCCGCTCGTCATCAAAGCGGCGGGAGAAGGATGCCAGAGCGGAGTGTGCCCGCTCCCGTTTCTTCTCCTCCCACACGTTCTGTGGGTTGGCCGGGATGTCCCCGAAGTCCACAGTGTAGTTCTCCAGGAAGAACTTCTGCACGTCGGCGTGGTTCACATCCTTCGCGGACAGAACGTCTGCGACGGCTTGCACACCCTTGACCGCCTTGCCGTACATGGACAAGGCTCGCTTGGCCTCCTGGACTCGAGTCATCACGTTGACCGTATGCTTGAGCACCAAGGCCGAATCCAACAGCTCCCCGGAATCTGATCGCGGGATTACCATGTGGAGCGTGTTGGAGCACACGACTCGCACAGTGGTCGGAGTGACGCGGAACGATCCGTACCCGTCGTGCCCGTTGCTGAGCAGGACGTAGGGATAGATCTCGTCACCCTTCGCCACACTGAAGGTCTCGCCCTTGAGCAAGAACCAGATCCGCTTGCCACCGCGGATGGTCCCAGCGGACTCAACCTTCACTTCGGTCCCAAGCTCGCTAAGAGCCTGAGCGAAGTCTGCCACCTCCCCGTTCTGGATGGGCTGGTAGTTGGCGGACACGACACCGAGTCGCTCGTTATTGTCAGAGCGGTAGTTGACCACGTGGGTCTCCACCTGGTCCTCGAAGTTCCCGTCCTTGACGAACAGAGGACGCTGAATCACGTCCCAGCCCATCCCGGCCAGCTTCAAGGCCTCCCGTGGGCTTGGGGCGTCCGCCACCACCAGTCCCAGTCCGTGCCATGCGGGCTTGGCGTGGTACACCGCACCGTCCGTTGAAGTGATCTCGTGTGCCATCTTCTGTTCTCCTTGCTTGGGTGCTGAAGTGAAACTACCTAGAACCAATATACCGAACTCGACTTGAAACTACCTGGATGGCGGAGCCTTTTCCATCCCTCCTTCCTTCTTGCCGCTGCCTTGGCAGTGGCGGCCCGTTCCTGATTGATGAACCCGAACTCGACCGTTGACGTTCACCCGTACCGATTTCTCGCAGTAGGGGCAAACCACGTTGTTGGTGGGCTTGCTCATGCGGCTGCTCCGTTCTTGATGGACAGCAGAGTCATCCGGTAAGCCTTCTCCCCGTCAATCTGCTGCCGCAGGACAGCGATGCCCTGAGCAAGAGACGCTACCTTCTCGGCGTAGAGCTGAACGGGCATGTCCCCCAGGGCGTTGGCCGCCAGCTCGTTTGACGACACTTGCAACCGCCCGACAGCGACCCGCAGGTCCCTCTCGAGCTGCTCGATGCTCTTGTCGTACTCCTTGATCACTCGATCGAGAACACTCATCGTTGACTCCTTTCATGCTCCGACGTAGTGATAGTAACCAGCACTGGTGACGGTGTAGGCCCCGCTGCCTTCACAGAACGGAAAGACTTGGAGCTCGTGCCCGCCCATGTAGAAGTCCAAGGCGTAGCCGAGCTCGTCCGCAGCCTCCTTGTCGTAGGTGACGAAGGGTGCGGTGGGCAGTTTCCAATTGAACGGGTTCTGGAGAGCCTTGACGAGGCGATCCGCGAACGGAGTTGGAACTGGCGGCAGGATGCGTGGGCGGGCGTTGGTGTTAGCGTTTGGCATGGTTGCGTTCTCCTTGGAGGCTTTTGGAATCAGAATCCGGATGCGGCGAGGACGTCCTCGACATCGGGCCAGTGGATGACGGATCCGTTGTGAACAAGGTTGCATTCGCCTTTGTACCACTCAACCAGCTTGCCGCTTGCAAGTCGGACGCGGTACTTGCCGACGAGCTTGAGGTCCTTGACCAGCTCGCCGGACTGGCTGTTCTCGATGTTCTTGATGATGATCGGCATCGCTCGGTCCTCCTCGGGGGTGGCAGGGGCGTGACAGGCGTCACATATGTAGTATAGCCTCTGCGATGCACGTTGCAACCCCTAGGAGACAATTTTCTTCAGCGAGGAAACCGCGAAGAAACCACGCTACCCGACGAGATACTTGGAGCGGATCGGGACACCCGGCCCAGCCCAGTCACGTGCGGCTTGCCACAACCGCTTTTCCTGGTCGGGGGTCATCAGAGCCAGGCGTATGAGCAACAGCTCATCCCCCTCCACGAATTCGACCTGCTGACAGCTCACGTTCGCGATGCCCATCTGCGTGGGCGTTGAAGACTGGCTCAGGTCCGCCAGCAAGTACCTCTTGCCATCCCGCACCAGCACCACGCGGCAGTCATACGGATCGACGATCAGAACCCGCACATCGCAGCAGGCGAATTTCTGGATCGCCCGTGTGAGCTTCCTTGTCTGCACGAAGTCGAGTCGCCCCCGCACACGAGCAAGGACTCTGTCGCCCGGACGGAAGATGGGTCCATCAAACAGACCAGGCAAGTCTTGCAGACGTGCTCGTGCCATGCTCAGTCCTTCCAGACGAGCGTCTGCTTTGGCTGGTTGCGAAGGTCGCAGTTGACGTCAAGCGTCCACTGAGCAAACCTGCGAACAGCCTTCCGCTCGTCAACAGACACTCGCATGTCACCTGTCTTGAATCGGACTGCCATCTGACGCCACAACGCCAGCTCTTTGACGAGATCCTTTGGAATGGGCAGCGTGACTCCCTTGATGCGAAGGTAGGTGTCGCAGAGATCGATGAAGCGCGTCTCTACGGCACGGGTCAGCTCCACGTCGTCAATGTTGGCTGGGATCAGCATCACCTTGTCCTCTTGGGTATCTACCGAACACTACACACCAGCACGGACGAGTATGCTCTCGATCCGTGCCTTGTCCTGCTCTGTGAATGGGCTGTCGAGCTCCCGCTCCCAGTAGCCCCGCTCAATTGATGACAGCGTGAACTCGCCATACTCGTTCTGCATGACTGGCTGACGGTTGGTTGGGTCACGTCCGATCAACGTGTAGCCGTTGAACGTCTCTCGATCAGTAGCGGGCAGTTCATTCAGAGCGTACATGGTGTCACCAACCTCGAGCATACGAGTAGAGAATGTGCGGAGGCGGCAGGTCAACTATCGGGATGCCGTGTTTTGCCGCCGCTTCGCGGGCGTATGAAGACAATGTACCTTTCGCAGCTCTAATCTCTTGGATGTCGCCTCTGCTCACTTTGCCGTGCATCTGAGCCTCGATGTATCGTGGCGTCCATCCTTCTGCTTCCGGATCGCTTGCATACCCAACCTTCCAATCAGATGCAACAGGAGCGGCTGACACTGTGTACCCGTCAGAGAGAATGCTTCCCCCTGGGTCGTTGACTGCCACTGCCTTTGCTCCATGAAGACCTTCGTCATCCAGCGAGTCTCCTACAGTCATCGTGGTGCGAGCCTTCACAGCAGGCTTGAAAACGACCTGAACGTCGCCATATTGCTTGTGTTTCTGGGAAACACTACGCGAACGGTGTGGATGTTCAAGGTACCCATACACTGGACGCTGATCGGGTCTTGCTGAAAGCGGGATGTCGAACATCCGCTTCTCTGCGCCTTTACGAATGGGCCAGTACGTCGGCCTGCCATCTCCTACGGAACCAGGCGTATCCCTGAAGAATCCGTTCTTGACACGACCGTCTTCGCTCATCAGTATCTGGGCCACTCCACCGGAACTCATCTGAGCATAGATCCCACATTGCTCAGTGAAGGATTTGACGTCCTCACTCGCCCCGCCCTGCTCCTTGACTCTGCCTGCTACCAGCTTGGACACTTTGCTTGACGACATCTCAGCACGAGTGTCCCCGACTGTGTGAGGGTCCCCGTAGTATGGTGGCAGCCATTTTGAGTTGTCTGGCCGCATGTTCGCTGGGCCTTTGTACTCGAACATCGCTTTCGCAAGTTCCGGGTGGCTTTGAAGAGCAGGATGAGTCTCCAAAGCATCTTCGAGAGTGGCAAAGGATCTGACGACTTCAGCCATCTTGCCAATCTGACTATTGTAAAGACCAACGTATCCAGATTCGTCTGCCAGCTTCTCAAGCTCCGCGAGCTTGCCGTGAGTCGCTTTCATCCCTTCCAGGTCCTCCAGCATAGCCGCACGGTACTCCTCCGGGTTGGCGGCTTGGAGCTGCATCTTCTCGCGAGTCATCTCGTGTAGAACCAACTGCTCTTCCCGATCCATTGTTTGAACCTGACGGGAGAGCTGTGCATACGTCAACTCCTTGTCGTCTAGTGCCTCCGCAGCGGCGTTTATTCGTTCTTCGAGTTCTGGGGTCCGCGGGTAGACGTTCCGCAACTTCTCGAGCTCGAGTCTGTCCTTCTCCAACTCGAACCTCATTGAAGACCACTGGGAGGCTACAACCTCTCTCTGGGCCTCTTGCTTTCTTGCGCGTTCGTAGAGGGCTTCGTAGTTCGCCCGTGCCTCATCTTCCGTAGGAACAGACACGTCACCAACGGCGTTGCGCTTGGGCGAGCAGGAGTTGTCCCGCCCGCCACCTGGGCCTGTTGGACACCAGGCCTTGGCGTCTGTTGGCTTGTCGTCATCTGGCAGCACCTTTGCAGCGAATGGACGAGCAGCCTCCGCGAGCTTGTTCAACCTCTCTGCGTCCTCTTCCCACCACTGCTCAATCGTCGTCATCTGCTGCCTCCCACACACGACGCCCTTGAGTAGCACCTTCGCGAACGCGGGGTGGAACGTCAGGGCTTGCCACTGCCTGCTCTGCAAACTCTACCAGCTCATCAGCAGACAGACTCAGTGCCTCCTCCGGAATGGTAGGGACCTCCTTGGGACCGTTGCGGTTGTCAATGAAGACGAACGACGCGGCTGGGTTGTCCTTGTTGGCCTCGTAGAACGCCATGTGGTTCTGAGCTCCGACCACATAGCTGTCAGCGAACACTCTTGCGTCTACCATCCGCCCGTCCTTCGGGTTGCTGGCACGTTTGACCACGCCCTTGTTCGGGTCAGCCCATTGTACCTTCGGGTCGGCATGAATGTAGGCGTACGAAACTGTCAGCCCTCGCTTTTCAGCCTCCTCAAGAATCCATGGGCTCTCGATACCGTTCTGGTCACCTGCCGAGTCCCACACGGCGGAGGCTTGGGTCTTCATTTCATGGGCCTTGGGAACGTAGGGGTTCCCATCCTTGTCAGTGCCAAGAGCAAACCCCTTCCCAGCCCCGCAGCCACCCGCAGTGACCAGGATATTGGCACCGGGCTCCAACGTGTCCAGGTACTGCAAGAATGCTCGCTTGGCGATTGCGTTAGCGGTTTGATGGAGAGCCAGATTCATTGTGGCACGGTTGGTCGCACGTTGCTCAGGGTCCGTCTCGGACCATACGTCTGCCAGAACCTTTGCGTCGTCCGTTCCGAACGTAGGAGTTCCCCCTGCCTTGACAACCAGCTCACGAAACTTGCTTGCCACCCCATCCGGATCAGCTTCGAAGTGGTCTATGAATGCCTGCTGAGCCTGCTCACTACGTTCGTCAAGTCCGTCCAACTTCGGAACGCCTGGCGGCGGGGGCACCTCCATCGCAGGCACACCTACACGAGCGGCGTCCGTCACCCCGTCACCGTTGGTGTCAACGTGTTGATGCCTATCCCGTCTCCGATTGTTGCTGCCACGCTTTGGACTGCATGAGTTGTCTACACCCCCACCTGGGCCGGTTGGACAAAATGCCTTCGTGATGTCTGGGTTCTTCGGATCGAATGAGCCGTCGTTATCGGTGGCTGGACCCGTGGGGCAGAATGCTTTGAGACGATCGGACGCCCCCTTCTTCTTCCTAGTCGGCTGTGCGGCTACGGCGCGTGCCCTTCTGTCTAGCTCGACTTCGGATACAGAAGGGTCCTGAACGAGGATTCTGTTGGCTGCCTCGATGTAGCTGGCTACGACTGAATATCCAGCGAGGGAGATGTCCGGCGGCGGTTCGTGTTGACTGATGTTCATGACTCGCCTTTCACAATTTGCACGTCCCGCCATGCCGTCAGGTAGTCAGTGACAGTTCCTTGTCCAGGTACATCCCACTCAACGACCAATGTGTTGGAGACTCCAAGATGCTTCACCTTGCCGACGGACTTTGCTCCCTCGAACATGCCTACCACCTTGCTTCCGTGATGACTGAGGTCCTTGACGAAGTCAAGATAGGCACGGTTCTCAACAACCGCATCGGACAGTCTTTGACTCACGACCTTCATGCTCTTGGTATGGACGATCATCTCGCCCTCATCAAAGACACTGTTAGACAGAGGGAAGATGATGTCGTCCTTGCTCATCTCGTACTCGGTGACGACCCCCGTCTCCCCAAACTTCTCGGCCACTTCTTTGCGGGTGGTGACGTTGTTGACTGTGGATGCTTCCTCGTGTTCACTATGACCTCGGTAGACGGTCACTTTGTCAGGAAGATCTGCGTACTCCTCTACTCCAAACCTGTCCGCGATGCCCAGTTGCCTAGCGAGCTCAAACGCCTCTGAATCCTTGTCCTTCAGATCAGCAAGCCCTCTTCGAATCTTGCGGAGGTTCAAGAGCTTCGTCTTCTCGGAGAACGGCTCAAAGGTACCTCGTTTGTTGAACTTTCCGCCCCTCATCTGCGCATCACACGCATTACCCAACTCCCCGTCGCCGTCAAGCTCCTGAAAAACGGCGCTTGCCCTCGCGAGCATCCCAGAACTAGGTTGCGAGGAGTCCCGCTTGGGAGAACACGAGTTGTCCCGTCCACCTCCCGGACCAGTAGGGCACCACGCCTTCCCATCCACGAGGGCATGGCCGCTTGCAGCGGCTTCTACCTCGCGTTGATCGAGATCAGCACCGCCAAAATCTGCACCTTGAAGAAGAGCCCCGTCCAGTTTCGCTCCGCGAAGACGAGCACCCGTCATGTGGGTACTTCTTAGATTCGCCTCCCGTAGATCAGCGTTGCGCAGGTCCGCGCCACTCAGATTGGCCTCCGTCAACACAGCACCCCGTAGGTCCGCGTTCTTGAACGAGGCACTCTTGGCAGACACAGACCGCATGTCAGCCTCCGATAGGTTCGCTCCGCTGAGGTCCGCCACATCAAGGTAGGCATTGCGGAGAGTTGCCGATTCCAAGTTCGCTTTGCGAAGGTCCGCACGAGTCATGTCAGCTGACCGTGCATCCACGTTCTTCATATCAGCGTTCTTCGCATTCGCATCCCGTAGATCCGCATCCCTCAAGTCCGCCTCGCGTAGGTCTGCTGACTCCAGGTCAACACCCCGCAAGTCCTTGCCACGCAAGTTCGCTCCGCGAAGGTCCTTGTCACCTCCCGCGTCTTGCTTTGGACTGCATGAGTTGTCCACACCCCCACCAACGCCTGTCGCACAGAACGCCTTTGTCGCCCGCGGGCCGTACTCCTCGAGTGGGTCGAACCCAAGAATGGCGATCACGTCGTCGGGAGTCTGTGCAAGCTCCTCGTCATCTGGATCCACATCAACGAGTTCAGAACGCCAGTCAGCGTCCTCGTCGTCCACACTGCCAAAGTGAACATCAGCGTCAAGGCCTTCAATGCGACTCACTTGATCCTCCACTTCGAGAACACCACAGGATCAATATACGACTGAAGGGCGACGGTCGGGGTGTTTCCAAGGCGGTCGGAAACCGCTCTGGCCACTGCCTTGGCTGACGCCTTGTACTCACGCTCCGTCTTTGGTGCGGGCATGGACTTGATCATGGCAACAGCGATCTCCGTACCCTTCGCCGTGCGGAAGTCCTTCGGGTTGAACTTGCCGCCGTCCAACGTGTCCGCGTACTCCCGAAGCCTTTCGTCCGTCGTGTCGAAGATGGGGCGACGCGGTCCACCGGCCTCGGCCTTACGTCGTATTAGGTCCTTGGCAACGGCTTTGTCTTCTACGGGGATGGAGAGCTTGACGCCCTTCTTGCCCACGAACTTGAGCGTGACCTTTCCATCGCGGACGCTGATGTGACGTGCCTCAAGCGTCGTCGCCCCATATGACTGGACGGCTGCCTTGCCGTCGTTGCTCCCGCCCGGGCGGATGCCCGTCTCCTGGATCAAACGTGCCACAGCAGCGGACTCGCGAACCTCTGGATCGTCCGACTTGAGGTCGCTCTCGATTTCTTTGCGGATGGCCTTCTGCTTGGCTCGTAGCTCCTTGACCTTGGCGAACTTGAGCTTGGCCTGTCGCGTCGAATGCTTCTCCGAATAGATGGACTGGATGCGACCCTTCGCGTCCCTGCCCTTCACAACCAGATCGGAGTTCTTGTCAAGGCTGACATGCACATCCTCCCACGCTGGCGGAATGACTGGGACGTGGTCGGGGAGGGGCTTGCCGTTTGCAAGGACTCGCGTTCCGTCCCGTCGCTTCTTGGTAGCTAACAGAGACTGCCCACCGCGACCAACGGCGCAGGTGTTCCCGGTTCCGAATCCTGGACTACCGGCGGACCCAGCACCGCAGCTCTTGTCGTCTGTGTACGACTTGCCTTGCGATCGGTAGAACTGCTCGCGTTCTTCGACTCGGGCTCTGTAATCGCTGAGCAGCTCTCCTGCCTCGGAATCTGTCATCCCGTACTCAGATAGAATGGTACACTGGCAATTCGAAGCAATCACACCTATGCCAATGCTTGCTGATTCGGGGTCCCTCGCTACAATCAATCCATTCACACCTTGGAGATCGTATACCACACCATGAAACGGAAACTCCTCGACACTGACGACATCTGCAAACGATACCTCAGAGGGGAATCGATGCTCTCCATTTCCAGAGTCTACCACTGCGATCCCGCCACCATCAAAAGCAGAATCGAGAGCCGCGGCATTGTGATCAAACGATGTGGATGGAACAGCTCTAGACGACTGGAGATCCCTCCTGAAATAGCCGATACTCTCCTCTCCGAGTACACCAACGGTATCCCTCTGCAACGACTGTCGAAGAGATACGGGATAACCCGAAATCGCATCACCTCCTATCTCAAGGAACGCGGTGTGTCTATCCGGGGCTATTCCGAGGGCCAGCGATCCAGATGGAGAGATGCTGCTGATGGGGATACAGAGAAATGGCTTGGCAAGGCTTGGGAGACCCGGCGCAGCAACGGGAACTCTGTCGAGTCTAATGTACGACGAGCTCAAACAAGGTACACCAGAAGACTGGGGATCTACCAGAGTGAAAACAAAGTCACCGATTTTCTTCGGTCCCTCGATTATGCGGTCGATCAGCAGTTTCCAGTCGGCCCTTACAACTTGGACCTCTGCATCAAAGAACACTCCATCGCCATAGAAATCGTTCATCTCAGCTCGCAGGATTTCAATCACCCCAGAGGTAGCACCCGCGGAAAAGATCGCCTTCGATACCTGCTCGATCGAGACTGGTTTGTAATCTACATCTTCGCCGCCGTATTTCCAGATCCCACTCGTAGGTACCCCGGCGGCCTTCCCAAGAGCGAGATTAGAATCGGTCCGATAGCACGCCACCTTATCACCCTTCTGGAGACAGCCTGCACTAACCCATCCCTTAGAGGTCATTATTGGGTGATGTGGAGTGACGGTAAGAACCACCCCCGTGCTGAGTATGATTTTGGCGACAATGCCATCGTACCTGCCCATCTGCGCCCCTGTGAAATCACCAGAGACTAAAACCGATCCAGGGAAACAATTGATCCGCTCATGGGCGGGCAGCATCACGTCCCCAGGCCAGCGGCAATCGTACCCGCCGATGGACCACATGCCACGCTGGTCGGCTGGCACCCCGTCAGCGTCTGCATGAGTCTCCCGCGTGGTTGTTCCGAGTACGGACATCCACGTCTTCTTGATCGGGAGTCCGTACGGCAGCATCTCCTCAGCAAGGTCGTCTATCGCAGCGGACCTTGCACCGTTGAGCGCGTGCCCTGCCTCCGTCCGAGCGATTGCAGTGGCTCGCGACAACGTGTCCCCCTGCCCGCCAGGAAGGCTGTCAACGATCTCTTGTGCGATGTCCGTGATGGACCACCCATCCTTGAGGCCCCGTTGCAGAACAGAAGTGATGTCGGATGAGGTCGTGTCGTTGATGTCCTGCCAGTAGTCTTGCGAGAACGTCTCTTCGAGCAGTTCCTTGAGACGACGCTTCATCCACTTCGGATACTCGGTTGAGATCTTGAAACTGAACTCACCAGCACTCGTTCGAACTGTCATCTCATCGTACTTGAGCACTTTCGCACCGATCCACCTTGCAGCGGTGGACGCCTTGGTGCGGATGAACATGCCCGCCGACTTGGTCCTCGCTCCACTTGGCAGCCCGTTCTCCAGTAGCTCCCGCGTGGCTTCCATGTGGTAGCCGCCCAGCACCCCATACACACCCGTCTTGGCGGCTTGCTGCTCCACGAACGACGTGTCGAAGTGGATGCCAAGGTACGCTGTGCCTGGCGTGTCCCAAGTGTTGTCAACCACGTTGCCAGCCTTGTCAACGACCCAAGCATGTTCGATGGCCAGCGGAATACCCTTCGTCATGGCATAGCCTTCGACGTAGGTGTACTCAGAGTCTCGCGTTGCGAGCTGGTAGGCGTTCTGGAAACATTGCTTCATGGTGCCACGGCGGACGCCTTTGGGTAGCGGCTGTGGGTTGTCCCACTGCCCCTCCTCTATCACCATGCCTTGGATCGACCCGTGTTTCCACCCCTCTTGCTTGAAGTTCTTCTCGATCATGTCCCGCATCACAGCGAGCTGATCCACCAGTGCCTTCTTGTCCGGTGTGTCCGCACCCCGCTCTACCCTACCCATCCCTCCTGAGCCAGTGGATGCGAAACGTCCGGCCTCGTCGCGTGGCTGATTAGGGTTGAAGGCCTTCCACTGCTCGTACGCTTGCACCATCTTGGAGCCCGCGATACTGACCTGCTTGATGTCCGCTGCCATCTTCGCAAGCTCCACCTCAGCAGAAGCGGCCTCCAGGTACGCCTCTGCATACGGCACCATCAGCGTCTCGACCAGCAACGCATCCCACTCACGCGGGTCGTAGACGGAGTGGGCCAGTGCCTCAGCATCCGTGTTGCTGTGGGTCTGCTGTGCCTTCGTGCGAGATGCGGACTTAGTGTTCGTGACGCTACTTTCGCGAACGCGAATCCACGTCACCTCGTTCTCTCCGGAGTAGCCCATTCCTTTGAAACCGACTCCTCCAAGAACCATGTATCCTTCAGCCTTCAGTTCTGCACTTGTCCAAGAACCTGTTGGCTTGAAGTGTGGCTGACTAGATGGGTCGCCAATGACGGCATGGCTTCTTGCTCCAGAAGAATTGGTAGACGTTGCCACTACATCCTTGTCGAGGCTGCCCTTACGGTAGAACCGCATGGGCTCCCGCAACTCCCTCGTCTCGTGTTTCTCTTCTACCTCCCACTGCTCTTCCCACGACCCATAGGCATCGTCGTTCTTTGGCGCGTACCCATGCTCCCAAGCCTCCTTCATGTCAGCCTTGGATCGAGCATCTTGCCTATCAGCAAGTACGGGTCGGAGCTTCTCGTACTTGGCAAGGACCGCCGTTTCCACTGCCACCTGAGTGCGAAGCGCGTTGCCAAGTGGCGTGTCTGTGTGCAGAGCATCGGCAATCTCTTTATCTGCCCTCTCCTGGATCCCGTCACCATGACGGTGGCTGTCGAAAAGCTGCTCCATCTCCTGAATAGCGGCTGGGTCGACTCCATTGCTCTCCAGAACTTGCTTCCAGATTCCGCCCAATGGACCCGACAAACCAAACGACTCGAGGTTCTTATCCACCTCGTCTGGAAGCGTCACCGAAGGGATGGACTTGCCCCCGTTGGGCGAACATGAATTGTCCTTGCCCCCGCCAGGTCCCGTTGGACACCATGCCTTCTCACCAATCACATCGGAGCCCCGCTCCAGTCGCAACAGGCGATCGCTGACATCCTTGGCCTGTGCAAGGAAGAACGGGTGCAACACGCCCTCGAGCTTCACTACCGTTGCGTCGTACTGGCGCAGATGAACCTTCCCGCTGACCTCCCGCACCTTGCGACGTGCGGTGTGACGGATTCGCATCTTGGCAAGTGTCTGCCCGGCTTTTACGAGGGTCAACATTGCTGACTTCGTTTGCAGGTCCACGTCCACGACCGGAACCCGCTCCCACCCAGCCGCCTTCAGTACGGCGTAGGTGCTATTCCCGTCTTGGATCTCGTACGTCGGCCCAGTCTTCTTGACGCTGATGGGAACGCGAGGAGGCATGGGCGACTGGTCGGTGCCACCCGCGTACATGATGCGGGTGGCAGTGTCGATGCCCTTCTCCCGTGCTCGGATCGGATTGAGCTCGCCAATGTTGACGAACTTGGTTCCGGGCTGCGACAGGTCAAAGAGCTTCTCCGGTGTGTTCTCTGCCTTCGCAACCGCGTTCAGCATCTCCTCACGAGTCAGATCCTTCGTGAGCTCGCGGACCTTGCGCTTGGCCTCGTCCTTTGCAGCCTGCGCCGCGTCTGCATTCCCGCCTCCATGCTTGGGAGGACAGGAGTTGTCTACGCCCCCGCCCGGGCCCGTCGGGCAGAAAGCTCTGGTGGTGAGCGAAGACATCAAGAAAGCTCCGCGATTTTATCCTTGACCTGCTTCTCAGTCAGCGGCGTCCCTTCGTGCATGGCAGCGAACGCGGAATGGCGGCTGTCCTTCGACTCCGGGAACGGGAACCACTTCTTCGCCTTCGGTCCGTAGATCTCGGCCTGGGCGAACGGGTCCGCTTGCCGAACGATCACACCGTCATGCCAGACATACTTCATCCTTCGTCCCATGCCTTTCCGTAGAGAACTCTCATTCGTGCATTGAGATCGTCGAGCTCTGCACGTTCCTCAGTTGTCGCCTGTCGCTTCTCGCGACCAGGCGTCTCTGCGATGTGCCTTGCCCGCTCAAACATTTTATGGCCTTCGCCGATCTCTTTGGCACGAATCATGGCCTTGGTGTTGATCTGAAGCTCCGTGCAGAAGCCGTCAGGCGACCGCCATACGGTGTTGATGTCGCGATAGCCCGCCGCGTTGGGATGTTCCATGCGGTTGTCCACTTCCACCAGCTCGTACCCCTTCGCTTCCATGTGACTGCGAATAGCCCCCACCGCTTTCGGAATGTCTTCCTTGGAATCCACAGCGACGGTCGCTCGTACGACGTCCTTGAGTCTGGACCAGTCGCCCTCGTACTTGCCCTCAACTTTCTCCGTCGCTCGCTTCTCTGACTTGAGTCCTCCGATGATGACAGTGTGCCCCTTGGTCTGAATCGCCTCGGCGAATCCTTCGGCAGTATCAACGTGAGCAGCGTTCGCTCCGATGGTCTTGTCAACGCCCTCTCCGGTGTCCAAGATCGCAACGAAGTCAGGGCGGGCTGCGCGTGCGAGTTTGTAGATGTCCTCTTTGGTCTCGGCGGGCTGGGAGGTGTCCCCGCCCTTGATCTCGTCTTCAGTGAACAACCTGGAACTGGCAAACGCATCGTCGCCACCCTTACCTCCGCCCTTCGGTGAGCATGAATTGTCCACGCCGCCACCTGGACCCGTCGGGCAGAAAGCCTTGGCCAGCCCAAGGGCTTGCTCAATGGCAGTATCAATCAGCTCTACAACACGTCTGCTCACAAGGACACCTCACTCAGTTTTTCTTTGGCGGCTTCTTCTTGGCTGGCTTTGATGGTTTGGCTGGCTTGGGTGCCTTCGGCGGCTTGGCTGGCTTACTCACAAGCGGACCTAGTTTGTGCGGGTACCTCCACCTTTGACCTTTCCATCCCGGTATGGTACCTATGACAATAGGCTTCTCTACCTTTTCTGGAAACGGAGTTGTGACAGGCTCATAACGAACAAGAACATGAAACTCTTCCACTGTAAACTCGTCACCTGTTTCAGTGTCCAAGTAAGTATGACCAACCTTTATCTCGTCGCCCGTCGAAGTCACCATAGGATTGCCGCCACCGTCACCCCTCCCGCCGCCTGGCGAGCACGTTGGATCCCGACCGCCGCCTTGGCCAGTAGGACAGAACACCTTCGACAGGCGATGGGCTTGCTCAATGGCGGTGTCAATCAGCTTGATGGTTTGCTTGCTCATCGCTCACTTCTCCTGTGCATGTACTGAGGACTTCCTCATAATACGATCAACCTCGTCATCTGGATCCAGTTCGCAGATTCCGATCAGTCGATCAAGCGTCTTGACTGCCTGTTGCATATCGTCGCCTGTAGGCTCGTTCGTTGCTGCCTGAGGAGCAACGGCACCCGCAACGGGCGCGCCTGGTATGCCCGGCGCAACGGCTGGCGGGGCCGGCGGTGGCGGTGCTGCCTCCCCTGCGATCTTTCGTGCCATCTTCTCCGGCATCCCAATTCCGACCAGAATGGCGACACCCTGTTCCTTCTCAATCGTGCCCGCACGGACGCCCTGAGCGACAGCGAGCACGTCCTTCGTCATGCCTTTGTCAATGAGCTCTTCTGTCTCATCTGGATCTGGTGGCAGTCCCATCACCTCGGCTCGATACTCGTTCTGGCGGACGTCCCCTCTGTTCCTGGCCGACTCCCATGCACTCCGCTCCATGCCCGGATCCACTGCCTTACACGGCTCCCACCACATCAGAATGGAATCGTCGTCATGCTGCCTTGCGTGGGCGGTGTGCAAGTCGCTCAGCATCTTCAAGTAGGTGTTTACCTTCTTGTAGAAGCGACCCTCAACAATGTTGGCCTGGGCATACGAACCCGGCATCTCCTCACCAAGGATGAACGGATGGACTCCGTATGCTGACAGGATGCGAGTGCGGACTGCCTTCTCGCTCTTCTCCCAGCCCATCTCATTCTGCGAAGCGGACAGACGCTCAATCTTCTCGATCATGCCGTCAATGATGGCTGGATTGCCGTAGTTCGCTACACCGCTGCTCACCTTCTTGATGGCCCCGTACACTTGCCGCCGCTGCTCCGATGTCAGTCGTGGGCGAATGCCTGCTGGTACGTCGGGGTGCGGGTTAGAACCCATTGTGACGATCACTGACGGAAAGATTCCGTTCTCGAAAAAGGCCGCCTGCGACGTCTGGATTTGGTCGTCAATGGAAATCGCTTGCGAGGTTGCTGTGGAAGGGGATAGAGCACCCATCGGGTCAGCTGGGTTTGGCAGCGTCGCGAACATGACCTGCGACCTGTCCAACGGTTCCCCGTTCAGCTCCGATGCTGGGTTCTGCGGATTGATGATGCGGAACTTGGAGAACGCTCCTTCGCTGTGGTCCGGGCGTATCCATGTGGTTGGGATTGAGTAGTAGTCGCGACCGTCCTTGCCCTGGTCATCGATCACAATGAACGACCAGCCAGTGAGGCATAGGTTGGCGACGTAGGAGTAGACGTACTGCCAGAGGCCTTGAATAGGGTTGGGCGGCTCCAGTGCATCTAGTAGCGGGTGCTCGTAGATGATCTCGACTTCGTCGTCTGCTTGCTTCGTCCTGTAGAACGAAGGGACCTTGACGTACCCCTTCTCGCTTCTCGGCTTGCCCTTCTTGGACTTGCTGGACACACGTCCGAGCGTCACAGGCTGCCCCGCTGCCTCGGCCGCAAGGGCATTCACTGCGGCGTACACCCAACCGCGGTAGAGTTGATAACGGCGGGTGTTGGCGGCCTGGTCGGCGAGCTGGGTGAAAGGCGACGCGGCATCGAACGGCATCAGGATGCGGGAGATGTCCGGTTTCTTCATAGAGAGACCGGTGTGATGGGCTACGTCGTAGATGGCCTGTCCGCGTGACAGAGCCTTTGTGATCGCTGACGGCACGGGTGCCTCCTTCAGTTTCTCTTGCGTGGCGGCTGACGTCCGGGCTTGCTTGGTGGGCTGTCGTCGATCAGTTCTACGACACGTCTGCTCACAAGGACACCCCACTCAGTTTTCTTTGGCAGCTTACGGGATGGACATACGATCAGCGTTTTTTGTCTTGTCGAAGTCGTTGAAGATTTCCGGATAAAACCTCGTAAAAGATGTCTTTGGCGTCTTCCGTCACATCCTCGTTGTATCCCTCGTTCTCCACCCAGTTGTCAACAGTTGCAGACATATCAGATTCGAACTGATCAATCTCAGAATCAGTTCGGGGCGGCATTTCCTCTATCGCCCGATCCAACCAGCTCTGGGCACTCCCTTGAGCTTCTGCTACATCCTCCATAGAGAAGGCTCCGTGACCCTCTGCCAGATATGTGGATAGAGTCGGAGTGACGTTTGGACCATCGTACAATTCTTCTCTACCGCCACGCTCATGAGCAAAAACATCCCCACCACTGCCCCCGCCATCACCAGACCGCCCACCACCAGGCGAGCACGTCGGATCCACCCCGCCACCCTGTCCAGTAGGACAGAACACCTTTGACAGACGTTCGGCTTGCTCAATCGCAGTGTCTATCAGCTTGATCGTTTGCTTGCGTCTCATGGTTTGTCATCACCCTTCGTTGTTACCCTGGCTTGCTGCCACCATAGCACCGTTTCGCATTGCCAGTATCTGCGACTCGTGCTCGAACCGATTCAGGACCAATTGATGTGCGGCGACGAGCGTTGGAATGGTCAGCTCCGTTGCTGTCTGGAGCTGATCATTTAGCGCGTCGATCGCCTCCTTTTGTCTCTTGACAAACAACTCACTCTTCTCAAGAGAGTCCTGAAGGCGTTGCATGGCACGATCGTACCGCACGCGCTGCTCTTCAGTCTCCGTCTTCTGTAGCTGAACCTCTGCCTCCACACGAAGTCGTTCGTATTCAAGGCGAACGAGCTTGCGTTGAAGGTCCGTCAGACGTCCGACAAGTGATCTCCGATACCTACGTTGCTCAATCCACTCCACAAGCCGTTTGAAAGGTCGCATGTTCTTCCTGTTCTTCTTAGACCGTCCCTCTGCCTCCAGCTTACTTCTTCTGGTTGGCGTAGATGAAACTCTTGAGCCCCTTGGAAGACATCGCTACGGATGCGTCCTTGGCATCAGTCAGTGTATGGGTCGTGCTCCACTTTCCTGAGCTGTCCGGCGCTGTCTTGCTCTTGACGGTGTAGCCCATCTGCTTCAACGCCGCATTCGACTCGTCAATGTTGAGCCGTGCCTTTGACTTTGGGAGCTTGACGGTAGGGGGCTTGGGTGCGAGCATACCTTCCGCCGGGGGCTCGCCTGCAACGTACTTGTCCTTGGCGGCGCCTACTTTCGCATCCCCGCCACCTTCACGCCCGCATGAGTTGTCGATACCCCCGCCCTGTCCGGTCGCACAGAAACCTTTCGAGAGCTGGGAAGCCAGATCGATTGCGGTCTGGAGCTGCGATTCAAGGTTCTTGGTCATCCTACGAACTCCGGTGTCTGCTCGCCAACCATCACCTTCCACAGTTTACCCAAACCAGCAGTGGCGTCAGGCTTGGTCGCGGACAGTACGGTGCCCGGGTTGAACTCGGCTTCTTGATCCTGGTACCACGTCAGGACAATCTGGTGCTGAGCAGTGACCCCGGGATCGGTCAAGAAGAAGATCTTGTACGACAGCGTCATGCCCCGCTGCTCGAAGAGCTTCAGCTCCGTAGCCCCTGCCTGTTGCAACCAGCAAGGCACGTCCTCGGCCACCACAATGGGCACATCCCGATTCCCACCCATGCTGTCAGGCTGACGTGACACACGCTCGATACGGCATCGGTGAGGGAAATTGTCAAGGATGGACATGAATCAAGGCGACCTGGAATAATCGCCAGCCCGTGAACTTAGACCTCTGTCACTTCAAGAACTGTAGCGTGACCACTCACTTGCACACCAGTCCCGAGATTCAGGATCAGCGCCTGTCCAGCAGCGGTGGCGACATGGCCGTACTTGTTGAGACTGCCCGTCAGCGACCCATTGGCAGCCAGTGCCATCGCTCCAGACAAGTCAGTCGAGCCACTCTTGAACTTGACGGCCACCGCTCCACTTGCCACCAGGGCATAGGACAACAGCAGAAGGCGCTTGCCCGTGACAGCGGCGAGAATCGTCGTGTCCCCGCTCGCAGCGGTCGAGATGGGCAAGTGGTGCAGAACGCCTGGATTGTGCGAGCTTAGAACGGCCATGTAGTGTCTCCTGAATACGGGTTGCGAGATTGTAGCACGAGTCTACAGAATACGGCTGACCCGAATCAGAGCTCGATAAGACCCGGCAGCACCTTCCAACCCCTTGCCGCAGCCGCAGTCCGCACTCGCTCCTCTAGCTCAGCCGCCTTGACGCTGCCTGTAGTCTCCTGGGTCGCGTCGCGGTAGTCGACGCCGCAGATCTCCCCGCCCTCAAGCAAGTAGCTCTCCTCGTCACTGACTCGCACAATGGCGGACGCTTGCACCACGATCTCGAAGCGGACGCAATCCTTCTGAGCGTCCAGCGGGCGTTCGCCGATGTTGAGCCTCACCGTATCACACCAGATGTGACGGGCATCGTCTAGGCACTGCAAGAACCGATCGATGGAGTCCGTTGTGATCCTCATCAGTATACCACTCCTGGTACATGGCGGGGCGGTGGAGCCATTGTGATCAGTTCCAGCGACGGGTACCTACTCCGAGCGGCTTCTAGTTGCGTTCGTTCCGGGTACGCATCGCTGCCAGCAGATACGTGACGCCTTGCATCGTCAAGAGCCCATTGCAGAGCCCATAAGACGTTCTTGCGCGGACCGTGCCACTTCTCCTGCTCGTCGCAGTGGTAGTCAAGATCGTGTATGCGAACCGTCAGCATGTCAGATTCCTCCATCCAGAGCACGACTTGCACGTTCCCTCTCAGCACCGCTCAGGTGCTCGCCCCTCATAATACCGACCGTGAACCCAAACCATTCCGGGTCCTTCGTCAGAAAGTGATGCGGGTCGTTCATGAGCTGCTCAACTCCCATGGAAACGATCTCCGTCTCCCCTCCCGAGTAGTATTTCCTGGCATACGACGGCAGCTCTTTCGCTCCTTGACGAGCGATGTATGCCATTTCGCCCTTGTGACCTGGGATAGGCTCAAGCTGTCCGAAGTTGGCGCGATCATTCAAAAACGAAGTAGCGGCGTCCTGTGCTCCCTCAGATAGCTCAAGATGATGACCCAGCTCATGAAAAAATCATCGGAGTTGAGCTTACCGAGAACGATGCCCCGTCCGTCGTGATTGGCCCGTACACCCTTCTCCATGCGAACCGGAACCATGTTAGGACGTCCCGTGTTGGCTGAGGCGAGTACGTCACGATCCAACAGTTTGTCTACATGCTTGGCGTACTGAGTGACGAATTCTTTCTGATCAGTGCTGAGATTAGACCCCGGCGCAATACGGATCCCAGACTGCCTGTGATCTGGAAGCGTTAGCACCTTCATGATGGACTCATTCGCTTCCTCTATTACATCATAGAGGGGCATCGTCGCCTCCATCTCCTCCTCTATCATCTCGTCAGTGACGTCGTCGTAGTCCTCCCCTGCCTCAACACGAGCTGCAATTTTCTCCCTCACCTGATCCCGAACCGCTTGCAGATCAGCTCTTGCCTTGGTCAGCTTCGCAAGCGACTTCTGCAAGTGTGCGACGATGTCCTTACTCGTCATGCTGCCAAAGTCTGGAGTTGACTTGCCGCCGTTGGGAGAGCAAGAGTTGTCCCGCCCGCCTCCAGGTCCGGTCGGGCAGAACGCTCTCGTAGACAGCTCAGCAGCCTGTTCAATGGCCAGCTCAATCAGCGGGAGCGCCTTGTTGCTCACTATGCCTTCCCCGTTGCTGTGCCTAGTCTGCTCGGAGCTTCTCAAGGATGACGATGTAGCCCTTGTAGGCTACACGGACGTCTGGTTCTGGCAGTATGGACAAGAAGGCGTCCATCGCTCGCTTCGGTCCATCACACTTCCACTTGCCGTCACCCTTCCATTCGTAGTCGTCGAACACCAACATACCGCCCACTGCCAGCAAGTCCCACGAGTGGAGCAAGTCGCGGGCGGCTTGCGGTGCGGAGTGTCCGCCATCGACTACGATGATAGAGTATTCGGGCACTGCGAACCCGGGTCGGCAATGCTGGAAGAACTCGTCAGACGGCCATTCAGACAGACTCACCTTGCCGTTGTATTCGGCAGTGTTATGGAGGAAGTTGGCTTTGATTGCATCGGGCTCACCCCACACCCGCGCATTGAATCGAGTTGCCTCCGTCTCCGCTTCACTCGACCCGCCCCCATACCCAAACGGATCAACGGCAATGACCTTGGATTCTGGATGGGTCGCTATGTTGTCAAGCATCCAGCACGTTGATCGCCCCTCATGCACCCCAATCTCCAACACGTTGATCGGATGACCAACAAACTTGGCGAGATGCTTCAATCGCTTATCGGGCTCATTGTGCCAGTTCTTCGTGTACCGTTTGTGGGCCATCACAGCACCCCCAAGTCACACCGACGGAACATCTCCAACCGCTGGCAATTCACTTTCGACAGATCACCACCAGCCACCAACTCATTACGAACTGTCGAATCAACAGAGTACGAATAATCCCCAAGATTCTCACTCGTGAGCGGTCCAGAAAATCCAGTTGCCGATCGTTTCGCACGACTCTCATTTCGATGAAGCCGACGGATAGTCTCATCGATCAATGATTCCCGAATCAATGAGGCATCGGTGATCGCATCTTCCCCACGCAACTCTGTTGCTCGATACCCTGCAAGATACGTGATCTTGACTGACCCCGGCACCAACGGCCACAAGCCGTGAGAAAACAGAATGCCGTCACGGCTCATGGGCTCGCCTTCACCGTCCAAGGTGTCCGTATTTCGCCAGAAATCGACACCCTCTGTCTTCTCCGTCGCATCACCAAATGAACCCGATCTGGAACCACCCCGCCCGTCGTAATCGATTCGCAGGGACACAATCGATCGAACTGGAATGTGGCTGAGTTGGAGTTGGTTGCAAGCGCCACCGTTCGTCTGTCTCATGTAAGCATGGGTATCATTCGACTCCCACCTTGACCCACCACCAAGAGACGAGAAGTCCATCTGTGGATAGAACTCCGTCCGCTGTTCAATCACAGGGTCGTATCCGAGATAGCGACGGATGGCACCCCATGCCGCAACCATCGATTGCTGAACGACCACCTTCTCTGCATCCGTCAACGCGGCATTGACTTCCAACAGAGCATAAATGTCTTCGATCGACAGAACTTCTGCCGACCCAAGAATCGATGACTCATATACACCGCGATCGAATACGATCATAGCTGTGACGCCTCCCGGAATGCCTGGTCAATCTGCTGCTCGGTGAATCCGAGAGCCGCGGCCATAGGCACGAGCCACGCATGGGTTCGCTCCACGTGTGGGGCATACTCCCACTCCACCCGCACCGACTCACGGATCACGGCATCCTCGATCGAATCAATCGCCGCCTCCACGGTCGCCATGCTCACGCCAGCCTGGACTAGCCATAGTCGTATCTGTCTCGCCGACACCTGAGATGGTACGGGGTCCGGTTCTTCGACTCGCCCCCAGCCTTCCGGCAGTTCGGTGTCTGGCACGGCAGTGGTGCCCTCCGGCGGCTGCCAGCCCGACGGAACGTCGTCGCGGACGAATGTGATGACCCGGCCTTCGGAGTTGAGGATTGCGATTGCCATGTTGCCTCAGTAATAAACGATGATCCTGACAAACCCGTTGCCGCCGTTGCCGCCTGCTCCGCTGTTTTGGCCGTTGACACTCGCACCGCCACCGCCGCCGCCACCGCCAGGGAATGCGCCGTTGCCGCCGGTGCCACCGGTACCACCTGATGCGCGAGAACCGCCACCGCCGCCGCCCTGCCCGTAGGACAAGTAGGCACTAGAGACAGCATCGGTACCGGCGGTCCCTGCTCCGCCGCCGGCCGTTCCGCCAGCGGCAGCAGTCGAGACTTGGATTCCGTACACTCCTCCGTCGCCGCCAGCCGTTTCCGTGTTGCTGGTGTTGAGCCAGCCACCACCACCGCCGCCGGTCGCTCCGATGGTTTGCGTGGCTACACCGTCAGATCCATCGGACGACCCTCCGTCCGTGCCAGGCCACATTGCCGTGCCACCGACACCGCCAGCGCCAACGCCGGTAGACCCGCCCGCTCCTGCTGCTCCACCGTTTCTCGCGCGAGCAATTATTATCCCGCCCGACGCATAGCTGGTTCCGCCGGTTGTCCCAGCATTGCCGTTTGTGTCGTCCGTCGTTACCGCCGCGCCGCCCGTCCCCCCTGCGCCCACCACTACAGTCAACGTGGTGTTTGTGATTTGATCGATGCCTA